TCCTTCTACAAATTCAAGGTACTTTTCGGTATCAACTTTAGTCATGAAAATCAGGGATAAATGGTTCTTGGCAATCTTCGGGGAGTTTTTCAATTACTACCTCTTTCCAACTACCACCGACACCGCCATCCATATTAACGACGATATCTTTAGTTGGAAGTTTAGGTCTTTCTAAAAGTTTGACCTCAACAGTTTCATAGATTGGTTTAAATTGGTAATAATGACCATCACCTCTTGTCCCAATAAGATTAACGGCATCTTTAATAGAACCGCAATCAGCAATCTTTTTACCAGTTGGATCAAATACAGAGTAGTATCCGTTCAAAACTTAAACCCCTCAAATGATTTCTTTGGTTTTTGTTCCTCATAATTATACTCCTCTTCCTTACCACTGTCAAGAATATCATCTTGTGCAGTCTGCTCACAATCATATAAACGCATCTTGGCACGATCAATACCAACCACAAATCTCTTACAAAGGTTTGCATCATTATATCTATTCTTCAATTGCTTCACAAGTATCTGTCCCAAGGATTCGAGTTCTTCAGTTGAAATAAGGGCAAACATAAGATCAGCAGTAGCAGGGAGACCAAAGGACTCACTAGTGTCAGTAAGCTCAACATCACTGCTACCATAACCAGAACGAGTGGTCTGCGTGGCAGAAACGATAGGGACGTTTGCTTCACAAGCCAATCCTCTAAGTTCTTCAGCAATAGCCTTGACAACTGTATATGAATTGACATTGCTACCAGCGCGATATCTTTCGGAAGCACATATATTAAGGTAATCAACGAAAATAATATCAGGTCTAAATGACTTCTTAAGTGCAAGCTCATTAAGAAGTGCCCTAAAGTGGCCACTATGTGCAGAAGCAGTTGGGTACTCTTTAATTATAAGAGAACCTTGAGTTTTCTGCGATAGTTTTGTTACCTTTTCCTCAAACATTTGTTTAGGAAGTTCTGTTATCTCTTGGATAGGTATATTGAGCAGGTTAGCATCAATTCTCTCTGCAATTTTCTCTTCAGCCATTTCAGCCGTGATGTATAATACGTTTTTCCCTCCCAAGAGTGCGGAAGCTGCAACATGGCACATAAACAAACTTTTGCCGACACCAGTGCCAGCGAGAGCAATATTAAGCGTTTTGTTCGGAAGACCACCTTTTGTAATCTTGTTGAAATACTCAAGATCAAATGGAATCTTGTCTTCTTTGCGATGGTATGATTCAAATCTCTCCTCATAATCGAGCAGGTAGTCATGTCCTACATGAGCATCAAAAGAAACTGCCAGAGCCTCTGATAGAATACTAGGAATTGCATCACGGTCTTTATCTTTATCTTTCCCATCAGCGAGTGCGATGGACTCCATCAGTGCCAGATAGATAGCACGATCACGACACCATTTTTCTGTCGTGTCACACAACCAATCATAGTCTGTAGCAACATCTTCAAGGTAACTAATGAGTTTAGTCACCTCAGTAAAAGAAGTATCAGTAATGTCTTGACGTTTTTCTACCTCAATACAAAGAACTTCTTTGGTTGCAGGTTTATTATACTCTGTGACAAATTTTTCAATCTCTTGGAATGTGATCTTCTGATGAGGATCTTCAAAGTAATCCGATTTAATAAAAGGAATTACCTTACGGAGATATTCCTCATTATAAAGAAGATTTCTTAAAATTAGGATTTCAACTTTGTCCATGCGGAATGTCAAATACGAAGGTTATACGTGTTTCATCACCGATATTAACGGTGCCATGAGGTAGTTTGTTGTTGAACCAAAGAAGAGTTCCTGGTTCAACGATGACAGTTTCTTTGCCACAGAAATATTGATACCTTCCGAGTATTGAAAGGTGATATCTGTTTCTGCTCAGATAGTATGTTCCTTCATCAATATGTGCTCCAACTATACCATCAATAGGGAGTGAAAGAAAGCCGCATCTGTGAATATCTGCATTCTTAAATTGCTTGCGTATGATCTTTCGGATCTCACTATGATGTGCATAGGCAGGAGTCTTGATGTTGATTTCTGAGTCTCCCACAAAGTCTTCCTTGTGTTTGACTCCACCCATTATAAGTTGAAGTGCGCCAACTGGCAAGTCATCAAACCCTCTATCAACTAAGGATTGAGATCCTTCCAGAGTTTTCTGGTGATCCCAATCCTGTGGATATTTCTTCAATTGTTCGACGATTTTAGATACGTTGATTCCAGTTTTGATAACTTTAATCATGAACCGTAACTAAACTCCTCCTTTGCAATCTCATCCAGTTTCTCCATCACCTCAGGTGTGAAGTATGTTTCTGGATCTTTAAGAACTGCTTTGGCATAGACTTTCTTGCCGTCTATCTCATAACGACCTGCTACATTTTTCCAAAGTCCGCCAATCTCACCGAGTTCAAGAAGACCAAAATATCGATCAAGACCACGCTCATCGTAATAAAGACGCACTGTAACAACTTTGTTCTCCTTACTTAAACGCGACTTTGCTGTCTTAGCTTTAATAAGATTGCCAACGACTTCTGTTCCATCCTTTTCTTTCTTTTTGCTGAGATAAATGATTGTAGACGCTGCATATTTGAGACCGCTGCCTCCGCCCATTTCTTTGGTGGGAACGTATGATCCGATGACATCATAGGTATGATTGGTGACGATTAATGGAATTTTTGCTTGACCAAGTTTGAGTGTAAGCATACGAAATGCTCCCTTGACAAGTTGGGATTTAGTCATGTCCCGAACTTGCTTGTCGTCTAGTGCGTCACGAATTTCCTTCTCTGTAGAAAGCATACCCAGAGAGTCTAGCACAAACATACAAGGTCTGCGTTCGTCTTCTGGTTTCTTAAGGTATATATCGACTGCCTTCAGTGCTTTGGTTCTAAACTCCTCAATTGTAACAACATTTACAACAGCCAGTCGCTCTAAATCAATACCCCGACTTGCGATAAGACTCTTGTTAACAGCGGCTTCAGTGTCAAAATATAGACAATAGCCATCAGGATTAGCGTCCAAGAAATTTTTGACAACTGCAAGCGAGAAGAAAGTTTTTCCAGTAGAAGACTCCCCAGCGATGGCAGTAATCTTATTCCCAGATACACCACCAAATATACTACCTGAACAAAGTCCGTTAAAGATGTACGAACCTGTGTCCACGTAAGTTTCTGTGTCGTCGATGTCTTTTGCCAGTCTGGTAAAGTCATCGCCAATCTCTTTTACAATCTCTTTTAAAAAATCCATTACAATACAAATCCAAATTCTTCACGGGCAATTTTTTTGTAAGGTCCGCCTGGGTTAGCATCACGGATATCCTTAATCTTCTTGAGTTTTTGATATAAAGAAGTATCTCCTCCAAGAAGAAGAGCACTTACAATAGTTGCAAGTTCTTTATCAGTAATAGGCAGGTCCATTAGGAGAAAAATAGCTCTAGGTTTACAGTTTTTTCGACATTCCAACCGATAGCATCAAGAATTGCTTTCAGTGGTTCGACAAAGGACTTTTCAAATTGTAGATCATAGTCGATGTACTTGTCAAGGTCGAGTTCTTTAGGGAACTCTTGAATAAATGAGATGATATTCTCATGAATAATGTTTGGTTTTTTAAGATAACAGAATTTAATCTTTTCACCATTTTGTATTAAAGAATACTTATTAGTAAGTTTCTTCTCTTTAATATAATGATTGAACAGAAGAGCCCCGCGACAGTGAATGGGAGTTCCCTTCATGTAAATGTCGGATGAGGATTTATATTTCTGAACATCAGAAACTGATCGCGGGAAAGAAATTTGCTCTGGTGGCAACTTCTTAAACTCTGTCCGAGACTTATCTATAAAGTCAATCACATCTTCTTCAGTGCCGCTCATCATCAACTTCAAGGCATCCTTAATCATCTTTCTACATGGAGCAGGAGTGGATGATTTGACTGCCTCAATACCCATCATCTTAAGTTTGGGATCTTCATAACGAACACCCTCACTATCCCACACGTTGAGAATGTATCGTTTCTTCGCAGTCCAGATGCCACGGTCAGCGATATTCTCACGTTTCATTTGCATCTTTTGGTCGTATGCCGAAACATAGTCCGCAAGATTCTGGTAGCACTGATCGATATACGGTTCAAATTTTTCTTCGCAGATCTTGTTAAGTAGGGAAACAATTGCAGCTTTGTCGCTAGACTTAGAAGCAAAAAATTTATCAACAAGAGGTCCAAGATTAAGATAAATTGAATCTGTGTCAGATGCAATTACGTAATCCTCTTCGGTTGTTTGCAACAGTTTATTTAGATACTCATTCATCTTACTCTCAATCCAACGGATAGAGACTTGACCAGAAAGCGTAATCGCTTCCGCGTTGGCCAATTTGTAGTACCTAAAATACTGATTACCGATTGCACCATAAGCAGAGTTGAGTGAAATCTTCTTAGCCATCTGAATATTATTGCATCGCGCAATCTCTTTCTCCAGAGTCTTAGTAGGAGTTTTTTCATAATCTTTCTTTGCTTGAATCATCTTCTTCTTGAAGATTACACGGTCGCCATACATCTTCTCCATGAGTTCTGGTAGAAACCCACGAACATCCTTGCGATACATGGCACCATTCGCACAGACAGCATTATCCTTATACAACTCAAAGTTTATTTCTTCATTAAGTATTCGATCAACTGTAGCCGTGGGGTGACGTTCTTCCAGTAAGGTTTCTGGGGAGAT